GTCCCTACGTAACTGAATCTAGTGCGCGGCCTTTAAACCGCCTCTTGTTCAGTAAGTGTACTTAAACATTTAGGACTACGCTGTTAAAAGTGTGCCACCAAGATGGGAAAATTTTCCCGAAGAGAGCGCGAACGCTCTAGTCGGGTTTGAAAACCATCCTGATGTACTCAAGAAACGACGTAGAGCATAAGCTCCGTCCAAGGTGAATTTATCTTTCACCTACCCCCCGGGCACCAGGGGGATTTAAACCAACCGCATTATCTAGGGGTTGGGTAAAGCTGCGAGGGTCATCCTAGGAGGACCCACGTAGAACGACAGTGAGAAATCTTCTCCCACTGCGGCAAATTTGGCGAGCGTTGTAGTAGTATTCGCATCGCCGAAAACAAACATCTTCCAAGACTCACAATGCCCCTTTCCGAGGGCAAGAGTACTATTCGTGTTCCTGCGTAATCTGCAGGGCGCGAAGCGTCTGTTTGAATAGAAAGGTAACTCAAATTCTAGAGTTCCCTCTCCAAGGGTGTTTCGTGCTAGGGCTCCATCAAAGAGCGATCCAAGCACTAACGAATTAGCTGCCGGTGCATTTCCAGGCAGATTCATATCCGTTTCGATACGGCCGATAGCAACCTCGGCCGAGGTGACAGGTTCATGTCTTGTAACTCCCATCAAATATGACTGGGCAGTTTGGGAATCGATTATAGAGACTTTCCATCTCAAAGAACCACGATATCCCGTGTAAGCAGGGAAGAACCAGGTCAAAATATTCATCGTAGCATATGTACAAGGCTGACCAGAGCCAACATGGAGATCATCACCAGTGCCAGTACCTTTCAAAGGTGGCATATTGTGAGAAATCCTTGTAACTAATGCATTTGACGAAGACCAAGTGAAATCCTCTGCATGGACAAAACTGTATCTCTTCAACAACTGTCGAATCGAGACAACAGCTTGCTCTCCGAAATAAACATCATACAGATGAGCATCATTATTGTCCATATCGCCGATCGGGGCGATAGATTGGGTGGAACCGGGCTTTCCTTCTGCCTCAATTCCAGTGCCCTCCATGTAACCCTCTGCGGATTCATGGGCGCCCTCTGAAACAGAGGAACCCACACCACTTTGGTAGGAGAGCTGTGCCATTCGTGAATCTCGCGGACCTGCGAGTCTGAAATCTGGTCCTGCACGGACTGTGACTGTAACAAAAACATCGTCATCAGCCGCAGTGTTAGGAACTGCAATCTCATTCACCACATACATGGCAATGACACCGTTAGCCGTATTCCTTCGCACTCCAGTGAGTGGTGAAGTTCCGTACAGCTCGGTGTTCGCACGGTCGAAATCATCGACTTCGTGCCAGGCGCGAAATTGCGCCCAGGTGATAGGAATCTCAAAATCACGCTCCTGTGCAATGTCAACAACTCGAGAATAATTCAAGTTATAGTTGGCTGCACCAGAAGCTTGGTTGATAGGATCCCAAGTGACCCGAAAACGGCCTCTATGGTAAGCAGACGCAGTGATCTGGAATCTAAAAATCAAAGATCCAGTCCAAAAGCGAAAAGGTACAGAGGCATGGGCCATTGGTGTGAAACGAATCTCATCACCGCTCTTTCGATAGAGCATTGGACTTACTGTCGAAGTCCAAACGAGATCATCAGCACTGGCAGTTGCAGGGTTCACTGCGACTGTTTGCAATATAGCCTCTTTCGAGGTACTATACTGCAAAGACATCTCATCAGTACCTCCTAGGCCCACTACCCGTGGGTCCACAGTCAATTCCTGTTTGGAGGTAAGAGCTAGACTCTTAGATGTATCATGCTGATCAGTGAGTGCCATATGTCCTGCATCAAAATGCTGTACAAACTTAATCTCCTCAATTTGCCTCGGTCTTGAAAAACCGAGGAAACGAGCAAATTTATGTATTGTACCAGCAGCATTAGCAGTTGCCTTAGCGAAGTTCCCAATAATAGGGACGCCAGACAAAGACTGCATTGCGTTAGCAGCGACACTCGAAACATGAGAGACAATTCCTTCACCATATTCATCCTTGGAGTGTTGGT